ACCAATCTTGCTGTATACCTGATCTAATATCTCGTTAAGATTCATAATCTTCTATTAATTATAAACTCTAATTTCAAATGCGTTGTTATTTAGTATGCCGTTAGTACCGCCTGTTGTTATATATATATAATTATTGCTATTTCTATAGGCACTTACAATTTCCGATGTATTGTTTGATAAACTGATTCTAATAAATGTTTTTTCTAATGGAAATGAATCATATAAGTACCCCTCATAGCTTCCAACACCGTCATACTGCCAATTAATATCACCTAAGCTATTTTCAAGAATAGTTACAACAGGGTCGTTTGTACCTGATTGAGATATTAACGCTACATACGATATATACCCTGCCTCACTCGTTGTGTTATTAACCCATTGAGGAGCATTATCATGTCCACTACATCCGCAAGAAGTGTCGCAACCACAACTAGACCCACTACAACCGCAAGAACCACCGCAAGAAGAACTCGACTGACCGACAAGTGCTGTAAGTTTTTCCGCATACGCAGCAGCCGCAAGAGTATCTCCACAAGATCTTTCAATTTGGTATTGAGAATAATATGCATTTGCCAAGGTTAATTCTTGAGCATATCGTGGTGTAGTCGAACCGCAAGCTACATCAGCCGCATATGCCGAGGTGATTTGGTCAAGAGCATCGTTAACACTACATAATTGAGAGTTGCAAACTACGTTGTTAGTTAATGTTTTCTTTAACGTGTAATTCAAGTACAAACCATCGTCTTGCGTAATATTAACATTTGAAGTTAAAATGGCTGTCCACACACCAGTAGCTAATGTATTTACTACAAGAGAGGATGCCTCTGTTGTTTCAACATATGGAGAAACAGGGGCTGGAGAAAGACCATTAGGGTAATATAATTGGATACTACGATCATCAATACCGTAATCTCCATAATTAGTTGTATCCGTTGCTACAATTTGACCGGTAGGGTAAAAGTTGCAATCGTTTGTAACATTAAACTCTAAGCATGGAGCTGTAGAACCTAAGTAATTAACCACGGCATAATAAACAGGATCGTAATCAATATATTCTTCACCATCCCAATAATACGCATCATATCTAGATATTGAAGAGATCTCCATTCCGTCAAAAATAAGATATGTTATTCCAACTTGACCTATATTAGGTAAAATTGTAACTATAGAAAGCGTGCCTTGTAAAGCATTGTCTGTGCCGTAATAGTAAGAATACGTCCCCTGAACAACATCTCCGCTAGTATCAACAGGCAAGTTGTAGGTATCTGAAAAGGTACTATTATCTATAAGAGGATTATATCTTTTATCTAAAATAAAATTGCCTGTCGGGCCATATATCTTTGCGTATACAGTTTCTGTTGGGTATGTAAGTGCTAAGTATTTTTTTGTCGAGATGTTAAAGCTAAGTGAAGTAACCATTTTTCTTGTAATTTATACACAAAGATAAAAAAAATAGGGTACAAAAGTACCCCATTTCAGATTATTTATATCTTTTGTTTAAGACAAAGCTTTCTTCAATTGAGCGTAAAGCTTTTTCTCCTTAGAAACATATGCAATTAAGAGTCCTTTTGCATCAAATGGGATGTCAGCAACAATAGTTTCCTTGCCGTTAATTACCATAAGTACCTGGTCTCCGTCTTCGTTAGACTTCAACAAACCTGTTGAGATTGCCTTTTCTACTAGAGAGGTAACTTCTTCATCAACAGCATCTTTGTCAAACTTGGAAATCAAAAACTTCTTAAACTCGATGTTTGAGTCCATGGTAGTGAAAATTTTCGATAAGATAACGTCTTGAGTGTCATCCTCTTCAACAACCATAAATGTTTTAGCAAAAGCAAATAACTTGTCTTTTGGCATATCACCTATAGCAACTTTAGTTTTTGCCTCTGACATAGTTGTGCTAGTCTTTTGCTCAACAATTTTATGTTGGATGATAAATTGAAATGGAGAAGATGATTGACCTACTTTTCCATTTTTAAATAGTCTGCTGAAGTTGTAGCAAAACCAAAGAAGCTCCATGTCTTCTCCTGGCTTAAATACAAAAGATTGGTCCAAAACAATGTGGCTATCTTCAAAATATGAAGAACCGTCACCGCGATATTTTGCAGGAAGGTATGAGAAGCGAATTTCTCTTTGTTCACCTGTGTTGTAATCAATCCAAGTGTTCGAAAGATTTACACTGAATGTTGGCGTTGAAAATACATATGGTGAATTAGGATTGTTTGTTTCAATTTTTTGAACAACTCCTGGATTATAGGTAATACGAACAGCTTTTTTCTTGTTCATATAATCAGGAAACACTTCGATTAATTCATCAATATCCTCTTGATCTAAAACGAATTTTTGGCCATCTTGAAATAGCATAGTTGTAAATTTATTATTGTTTTTATTTTGTGTGTGTTTTTGTAATTAGGGGGGAGAGTTTCCCCTCCCCCTTTTATTACAGTATAAGATAACCTAAGATTAGGCTGTGATACGAGTGAATTGCTCCAATGTGAAGAAGTCAAATCCAAGGTCAGATGACAAGTAAAGACGAGCAACGTCACTTGGTCCAATCTTACGAGCAGAAGCACGTCCATCGTCTGTGATTTCCATGAAGCGGCTATATCCGTCCATCTCCTTGTAAACCAACTCAATACGATTGCGAAGAACTCCTTCAGCGTCTTGAACTTTGTTCAATGGGATGATCCATCCACGCTTACGAAGAGGTGCAGAAGTACCGTAGTTAGCAGCAGTAGTTGCAGGGTCTTGCATGAAACGAGCTTGTTTCAAAGCGAAGTTGTAACCGTCAACATTAAGTGCCTGCCAAGAGAAGCTAGAGAATAAAGTCTCAGTTTGCTCCATGTTACCACCGAAGAACACGTCAGCCATGCTTTGAGTAGTAGCGTTAACCAAGTTAGCGTTTTGGTAAGTATTACCACCTGCTGTGTTGTTTAAGCTGCTATTTAAACTGCTGTACAATTCTTGAGTCAACCAAGCAAGGAATAAGTTACTTGAATAACGTCGACTCATTACGTTAGCGATAGTACGCAAGTCAGCAACATCGAAGTTTGTACTAGCTGAGTGAGAATATCCACGAGAAGCAATCTCATTATCAAGACCAGAGAATGTTTGAGGAACACCTGTGTTAGTCGCAGAAGTTCCGAAAATCATTGACAAAGCAATTTGCTTAATCAAACGATATTCAGCCTCATCTTGACCTTCGTAGAAGAAACCGTTCATTTTCTTAGTCTTTCCCTCACCATACTCAACTTCCATCCACTGTGGAGCGTTAGTTTTTTGAGTACCAGAAAGTTGGTAAGTCTCTTTGAAGATTTGAGTCTTCCAGTTGTACTTAGTCCAGAAAGATTGAGAAGACAATGGTTGGTCTGTTCCCTCATCCCATGCAGAACCTACTACAACGAAGATGTCACCTGCACCAACTGTTTCAGCAGTAGAAGATAAAACAGGCTTAATTGTTACAGTAGTTCCAGAAACAGCAGTAACTAAATACTGTGGTAAATTAGCATTACTAGTGTTCATGATAATTTGACCTTTCTTAGCGTAGGTATAAGCTGAAGGTTGTTCAAGATATGGACCAGAACCATTAGCGTTGTTACCCAAGAAAGTCAATGAGTTTGTTGAGCTATTAGGGGCAGTATTACCACCAGCAATAGGGTCAGAAACAATATTAAAACCAGAGCTAGGAACAACAGTTACCTCATCAACAGCAACGATAGGAGCGTCATAAAGACCCTTCTCCCAGTGCCATCCTGTAATGTTCTGAACACCACGCTTCATTCCTAATCCCATCAAAAGTTGGAAGTCAGAAAGACCGTTGTCTCCGAATTTGTTTTTAAGTGTACGCAAGTAGTGAGGCACTAATAAGCCTGTCTGATAACTTGCGTCAAAAAGTGATAAAAGCGAGCCATCTAAACCAGATGTAGCAACCGCATTATTTGAACCAGTTCCAAAAGCCATTTTGGTAAAGTATTAATTAGTAAAAAATGTTATTTTTCCTTTTAAATCTGTCTTTCAAAGTATTGCAACAATTGACTTTTCTCATTACTTCCACCCTGCTTTTCCGGTCTAGCAACAGATGACCCGTTATGAAACTCTTTAACCGATTTTTCAAGGGCCTCCCCTTTAGCGGCTGTAATAAGAGATTTATAAATATTGGCTGCTTCTAAATTTTCTATTCGGCTCCGAACATATGTGTTTATAAGCTCAATACTTTGGTCATCTGGTAAAGATGGATTTGAAGCGATGATATTTGTAATCTCTTTTTGGAGTTGAGTTCGGGTTTCCGCAGACACCTGCGCCTTCACTTTGTACCCCTCAAGGTCATACTCCACCTCTTTCAAATCAGTTAGTTTTTCAATTGTAGGCTTCCATTGCTGAACAGCCTTTGCAACAGTCTCTTTAGACTCGTTATATTGGTTACGCAAAGATGCAACAAAATCTTTATTCTGTCCAATATTTTGCAATTTTTCTTCTACTACAGCAATGTTTTTTCCAATCTTCATCTTCATCACCTTTGGAGCGTCATCAAAAGTAACGTCAGCGTAGGTGTTGTTCTCGTCTGCAATTGCCTCACATAGGTCTTCAAAAGACATATTGTTTAATAAGTCAGGCTCTTGAATTACTTGAGCAAGTGCCATGACTTGAATAGGATTTTGTTTAATTTCTTCAGATGTCTTACCTACAAATTTACCTGCAACATCTAGGTCATTAATTCCTGTGTTTCTAATAAATGAGTTAAGTCCTGCAAGTCTTTCGTTTGCAAATGGAGACTCTAATTCTTTAATTAAATTTTCTTGTTGAGAGATAAGAGGCTCATATTCATCATACTTCTTCGCTCTCTCTTCATAGGCAGAATACTTTTCTTTAATAGAATCCATAGACTCGAAGTCTCCAAAGATTGCTCTCAGGTCAGATGCTTTAAAGGTAGTATCCTCATTAATTAAAATGTCTCCCATTGGAGCAGGTTCACCACCATCTGTATTTGTTGGTTCAAATGCAGGTGCATCTTCTCCAGAAGGCATCGGTGCAGGAGTCGGGTTCTCCAAACCTAAGGCACTAAAAATGCTCGTAGGCGTAGTTTGTTCTTGATTTTCCATATGTGTTGTTGTTTGTGTTTATGCGCTTGGTTTACGGAACTTGCCTGTAATTTCAGTACCTGTCTGTTCCTGTAAGTATGCCTCTGCTTTAATTTCTTCAATTGAACCTTGAGTCTCGGCAGCAATAATCATTTGTTTCTCTTTAATTCTAATGTTAGAGAGAGCCGCTTCTGTCTCAATTTCAATCTTAGATTTCATCTGCATTAATTCCATCTCACCTTTCTGTTTCATCAACTCTAACTCTTGTAGAGATTGAGCCTGAGCCTGTTGGTTCTGAGCCGCCATCTCATCGTTGTACTGACGCTTCTTACTGCTCTTGTACGTTAGATACCAAGTAGCTTCTTTTAAACGTCCCTTCTCCAACATTTCAAGAATCATGGTGTAGTCAGAGAGTTCAATTTCAGGCATTCCGTTGCGACCAACTTTAAGCGCGGTCTCTGCTGCCTCTGCAATTTTAAACTTCTGAGTGGCTGATATTTTGTTGCTGAGAGAGATTCCTAACTCATCCAATGTAAAGTCAGCGGCAGGCAATAAGTAATCAATTGAGTTCTTGCCAAATACTTCTGCGTAGTAGTCTTTCACCTCTGTATCAAAACGCATAGTTGTCATGGCACGCAACGCAATGTTCTGACCCATCTTAACCTTTAGGCGTTCTAAAGCTTGTTGTAGTGGCCACAACGCATTGTTAGTTGCTTCTACTTCCATCTCGGCAATACCAACTAACTTATCTCCCTTTGGAGGAGACCCAGCCATTGTTGGTGTAATGCCTGTAATCTGTAATAGTTTTTCTACGTCATGTTGGTATGCTAAAATCCATTCAGATAGTTGCTTACCTATACCACCTTCTAGTTCGTCAAAGGTTTTATTTGTGTTTACCTTACCCCCTAAAAGAGAGGATTTGTAAAAGAAATTACCTGTATGAGAATATACTTGAACGAGGTCAAATGGTGTGTACATTGAACCTGCAATACTATTAATATTTAACGCTCCGATGTCAATTGCAATACCTTTAGGAGCAGCAGCTAATTTAGCGGCTTGTAATTTAAGGTGATTGATTTGAAGTGAGTCGTAAATAGGTATGGCTGTTTCTGTAATAGCCTTACCCGGTACTCTTTCAAAACGATAAGAGATTTGAGGTTTTTGTTTACTCACTCTCTTCATGTTTTTCTGCTTACCACCTACAGTAATGTTTGCTCCAGGAATGAAATACCCTTCGTAAATAACATGAGCGTCAACAATAACAGTTTTCTTTTTATCTGTATTTACATATTCCCCAAACTTGTCTGAGTAGAATGTGTGAATACCGTCACGATCTTTCTTCTTATAGAACTGAGTATCTTTTGAAATGTATTCAAACTCAAGAACATCCACAAAGAAATCATCGTAACGCATACGATCTGTGAT